CATTGCAATGCTTCGACGCGGCGAACGCTTTAACGGCGAGCCACGCATAACCGTGTCAACAATTCACGGGGCAAAGGGCGGAGAGGCGGACAACGTTGTATTGTTCACGGACCTATCGCCCGCCGCAGAAGAACAAATGAATGTTAACCCAGACGACACGCACCGCGTATTTTATGTGGGCGTAACCCGCGCTCAACAAAGCCTGTTTATCGGTGAACCTCAAGATTTTACAAGGAGTTATGACCTATGAACTGTTGGCACTGTAAGACAGAACTTATTTGGGGAGGAGATCACGACTGTGATGTCGAAAGCTTTTCCACAGGAATAGCCGCAAACGAGGGGGAAGACGTTGAATGTATGCATGAGGATTACAGCATGGTCACTAACCTGTCGTGCCCCAAGTGTAATTCGATGGTATTAGTTTATTATCCAGAGGAGAAAGAAGATGAAACGTGATGAAATTTTAGATAAGGCAAACGAACTTATCAACGGACAACGCGCCAAGGACTACGGCGATGCGTTTGAAAACCACAGTCGTATAGCAAATGGCTGGAATGTCATAATGAACGGCGCTTTGATAAGCCACGGCTACCTGACAGAACAGCACGTTGTTTTGATGATGGATTGGGTAAAGACAGCCCGCCTTCTGCAAACCATAAACCATGAGGACTCTTGGTTGGATAAAGTTGGGTATAGCGCTCTTGGGGGAGAGTTTTCTGGAAAAAGCGAAGAACTTGATAATCTCGGCATAGACGTTGGAATGCTGAGAGAAGTTGAAGCAACAAAAAGAAAGATGAATAAATGAAGCTGAAAATAGCCAGCCCCTCCTTGAACTCAGAATGGGTTCCCCCAGCCGAGTTACCTGATCTTACCGGGGCAACTACTATTGCCATCGACGTAGAGACAAGAGACCCCAACATAAAAAAGAACGGCCCCGGTTGGGCTGTTGGAGATGGCGAAGTGGTCGGCTATGCCGTCGCTACCGCCGATTGGGCTGGCTACATTCCCACAAGACACCGTGGGGGTGGAAACTTAGACGAAAAGATAGTCAATCGCTGGCTCAAGAAAGTCTTCGACTGCCCTGCCGACAAGATCATGCACAACGCACAGTACGACGTGGGCTGGATCAAACGCATGGGCTTTGAGATAAACGGACGGATCATCGACACGATGGTAGTCGCGTCCCTGTTAGATGAGAACAAATTCTCCTACGCACTAAACTCTCTTGCCTTTGAGTATCTGGGGCTCGCAAAGAACGAAAGCTTACTCCGGCAAGCCGCCAGCGAGTTCGGCTTTGACCCCAAGGCCGACATGTGGAAAATGCCCGCAATGTATGTTGGGCCCTACGCCCAGACAGACGCCGAAGTTACCCTGCAACTCTGGAACTATCTAAAAGTAGAGATCGGCAAGCAGAACCTTTGGAATATTGTCAACCTAGAGCTAGACCTACTGCCATGCTTGGTTAACATGACATGGCGCGGTGTTCGCGTGGATATGGACAAAACCGAGAGAACGCGCGACGCGATCCTAAAACGAGAGAAATTAGTCCTCAAAGACATAAAAACTCTAGTTGGCAGAGATGTAGAGATATGGGCGGCAAATTCTATAGCAAAAGCCTTCGATGACCTCTCCATACCGTACCCAAAGACAGAAAAGGGTGCGCCGTCGTTTAAAAAGCAGTTTTTGGCAGACCATACCGAGAAATTACCGCAATTAATCGTCCAAGCGCGTAGCTTAAACAAAACCAGCGGAACTTTTATCAATAACATCCTAAAATTCTGCCACGGAGACGGTCGAGTGCATTCGCACATCAATCAGATCAGAGGCGACGATGGCGGCACGGTTTCTGGGCGCTTTTCTATGAATAATCCCAACCTACAGCAAATCCCGGCCCGCGATCCCGAAATTGGTCCACTGATCCGGTCTTTGTTCCTTCCAGAAGAAGGAGAACAGTGGGCGTCAATAGATTACTCGCAACAGGAACCGCGGATCTTGGTCCACTACGCTCATGTCTACGGAAAAAGCAGGGACGTGCCTTTAAGGGGTGTGGATGAGTTTGTAACCAGCTACCGAGAAGATCCGAACATGGATTTTCACACAATGGTGGCAGAAATGGCGGACATTCCTAGAAAGCAAGCAAAAACCATCAATCTGGGCATGATGTACGGCATGGGCGTCGCAAAACTGGCAGACCAGCTAGATATTGAGACAGCAGAGGCCAAAAATCTCGTTAAGCAGTACCATGACCGCGTACCTTTCGTAAAAGGACTGATGACAGGCGTCACAAACCGTTTGAACAGCAAAGCAAGCGGTGGAGCGATTAGTTCCATCCTTGGGCGCAAGTGTAGGTTCAATCTTTGGGAGCCAGACTCCTTCGAGATGACAAAAGCCATGCCTTACCAAGAAGCAATCCTAGAATATGGTGAAACATGCCGTTTAAAGCGGGCTTACACCTATAAAGCGCTGAACAGACTGATCCAAGCGTCCGCCGCGGATATGACAAAGAAAGCTATGGTCGATTTGTACAAAGAAGGGTATCTTCCAATGCTTCAAGTGCATGATGAGCTTTGCATGTCAGTAAAAGACAGAAAAGAAGCGGAAACTATTGCAAACATAATGGTAAACGCGGTAGCATTAGAAATCCCCAGCAAATGTGATGTTGAAGTGGGTCCAAGCTGGGGTGAAGCTATTTAGGATGGCTTCTAGCGCACTGCTCACTGGCGCAAACCACTTTTAACTGCCCTTTTGTCCGGCTAGGAATGACACTACAACGACAAAAGGGTTTTTTCTTGTAAGTTCCCATAAACTCCTATATGCTCTTCGTGAAAACGCAAAAAAGGTTAGCCCAATGGATACTACAAAATGGAAAAGCGTTCTTGTGCCCATTGAGGTTTACAAGGAAATCAAAGAACACTCCGTAGTCAACGGAAGAACGATAAGCGGTCAACTCAGAATTATGTTTGACGTTTATTTAAAAAATAAAGACAAAGCGCTTGACGCATCCCATAAAGTCGCGTACAAATAGCTTAGACATTCTCCAAATGTTTAAAAAAGCACAACCGTTAAAACCCTTGGTCAAATGTCCTGACTGAGGGTTTTTTCGTATGGACGCTACATTTGATCTTAGAATACTTTCCGCTAAAATTTTAAAAGACGGATACCTCGAACCAGAGGCCGCACAAATGTTGACCGACGCCGCAGATTACTTAGATTGGTTGCACGAAGTTCTTTGGCTGGAGAACGAAGAATTGAGCGATAAACTAAACAGCTTGACATTATCCCATACTGAGCCTAAGATGTAGTTAGTTGAAATGGAGGAAGCGTAATGGCTAAATGGGATTTAGATAAATTGGGCGAGGATCGTATTGAAGTGCGATATGTGATTGAAAAAGTAGATGCCATCCTAATTGATTACGACATTGAGAAAGCGCTTGAAGATTTTAAGTTAGAGTTAGTTCGCCATCTCAGTGGCAATCAATTTCAATCCTATTTAAAGGAAAGGCTTAAAGATGCTTGACGATCTTGACCGCGTTAACATGCACTACATAGTTGATCGTCTGGAAAGTATTTTAGATGACACCAATCAAAAAGAAGAAAAAGTTGTTCGTGAGTTAAACGAGCTTAAACGTGAGTTGATTTATAATCTAGGTGTTAACTCTAGGATTAAAAGAAAGGAAGAACTTGAATGACCGCTAAAGATATGGATCGTCTGTTGGACGAAGTGTTTGCAAAAGTGTTCGGGAGTAATTGGTGAAAAGTTGCTTGAAAAGTTATCAACGCAACGCCTAGAATAACGAACATGAAGGAGAGGCTCAACATGGACGAAATGGAAAAAAGTATAAACGATATCTTGGACGTTTGCCCACAGGAAATGACAGTCCCAGATATATGCGCCGTAATCGCCAACATGGTGAACCTATATAAACTTTCACCCGTCTGGCCCCTTATCGCGGCACAAACAAGCGCCCTGCTAGAAACGCACGGAATAGTAGAAGAAGCCGTGGAAGATGCAACAAATTTCTTAAACAAAGCCGTCAAAAATAGTATGCACTAACTAAAGGGAGAGTATAATGAGTATGGTGTCCGAGGCAGGATTAACGCCGTTCCAAGAAAACGAACTGCAATGGCTACGTCAACAAGTCGATAGACTGCAAGATGATAAACTAGCCAATCAAAAAAATCAAGAAAATCATGCAAATAACATAGAACGTAATCTTTGGGTCGCAAGAGAAGAACTAAACACCTTCGTAGTAACCCTGAGAAAAGCAGGGAAAAACATATGATCTACGACATCTCAAATAGGCTCGCAAAAGATAACTTCGATCAAGCACTGCAAAACACCCAATATGGTGACGTCATAATATACCACGTCGGAGAGTTCGCGGCAGGCAAACATAAACACACCGCCCTCGATGCTTGTAACGGGGGATTGGTCGAACTCGTTCAGAAAAAACTCGGAAGATCGAAGTTCCAATATCGCGCACAGCGGACCAAGAAGAAATTCGTGAAATGACGTTGCGTCACTGGGGGTTTACATTATCCCATACAGGTGTTAAAATGTTCTTGAGGGCTTCCGGCTCTGCCCTCCTTGCTTTTTGACAAACCTTGGGAATGGTCCGGAACAAACCCATAATTGGAGAATGATAATGTTGGACAACATGACGCCTTACGCCATTTGCCTCGAAGACGATGGTCAGGAAGAAATCACCGCAAAACTAATAGACCAAATAGGTCAAACAGTTTGTGTAGCGTGGGTCTTAGATAGACAGTCGTTAAGAAACAACTTCGAACCACAAATATCGGTTCAAGGAAAGTTAGAGGGAAGTGTCAAAAGCGGAAGATATAGAGTCCTCGTCGATGACAATAACTACTCTTACTTCTACAAGGACAATGTTTGGTCAGTAGGACAGGACGTTGGAAAACGAGCCGTTATCTTTATCGGAGGCAAGT